CATCACTCTTTCTTACCATTGTAAATACTCTGTTATCCATCATCACTATCCTCCGTAACACCTTGCGAATCTAATATGATACTACGCAGAGCATCCTTACGACGGGACTCCCTACGAGCTAATGCTTTATAATAATCATCTTTCTTATCATACAAGAACTGAAGTTCTTGATGGTCAAAGAATTGATAGAGCCTATCTGGGTGAGTACTAAAGCCCATCCATGTTTGTACATCAAGTCCAAAGCCTAGCTGTGTAACTGTTACTCTACTAGTCAGTCCCAATAAATGTCCCTCGCCCCCGTGGAATAATCCTCCACCAGAATTACCAAATATACTGGAAGCATTCTGCATGAGGTATGCCTTCTGGTCAATCACTTCTCTAAGATAAGTAATCGTACCAGGATTCGGGAACGGGTCATGTAACAACGAACACCCACTAACCCATACAGGGTCAAACAATTTTAGGTTTTCAATTTCATCCTTGGGAATAATAGATGCTACATTTAATAGGGGTCTAGTATTACTGTTGAGTTTAATAGCAGCCAAATCATGATGCTTATCATATGCTATAATTTGGCCTGTAGTGGAATTAGCAGATACTACTTTACTACCATCATAGTCAAAGACTTCAATGACTACCTCATCAAGTACATCACGTTTAACTTCTCGCTTGAGAATAGCGTCCCACTCATCCCTAATCTTAATGGCACCATCAATAACATGTTGGCATGTTAAAAGAATATTAATAAACTTACCATCATCCTTAGGGTCTGGTTCACTATAAATTAAAACCCCGCTACCTCCTGCTTGACCGGCCCTTACTCTCACTACAGGATATAGTATTTTTTCATGCAATGAAACAGAATCCATAACTCCTCCTTACTTAATAACGAATTTCGTAAAGAACTCTCTCTTTACTTCTATTACTATATATTATACTCCTTTTACTATATATCTCTATAAACTTAAGCTGCACATACTAGAGCTATGAAACCTATTACTAATATAAACCTAAAGAATTTTGAACTTTCTTCTACGACCATTCATCACCTCACTCTATTTAATATCGTCTTTGATTTGGGATGCATCATTAATCTAGCTTCTTCTATATCAACAGTAGGATACCAGTATTTATCTTTATGCCAGGTCTTGGGAGATACGTTTTTTAAACTGTGTATATATTCTCTACCATGAGGTGTCCCTGGTAACTTACAATGAGCTTTAATTACATGAGCAAACTCATGTCGTAAGACCCTATAGGTTTCAGAATCATCTACTAATATCCAAGAAGATACTTCAATAAGTCGGTTGCCATATGTTAATGCTGCAACCAATGAACCACATGATGGAACTACTACTACAGGTGGACACTGAAATGATTGTTGGTTATCATAGTGATTAAGAAAACCTTGAACCCTTGGTAACTCGACCAACGTATGTATGTATTGATTTAAAGTCTGTGCTCTCACTTGGCCCCCCGCGTAAAAATTTGGTAGATACCATTATAACATAAACCCCTCAAAAAAAACAACTACGCCGTGATAGTCATTTCGGTCACGGCGCAGTTGCAGATGAAGATCACCCCCTTATCACTTAGGGTCTATATCCAATAGTTTCATACCCAATGCTATTATACCTCCTGCACACATAGATGCAATTTCAACATGGTCTATCCGTAATCCCCATATAGCTATCACCCCCAATGCTAGAATAGCAATAAACATTTGTGGTCTGAACATTACCTACGTCCACCCACTACCTTCCCCTGCTTGGCACAGGGAGTACACATTGTACCAACCTTAGTAGTCTTTGCGTGTTGCTTTCGATGACAACCTGGACAACGTACCCAACTCTTTCTCATACCTCTCCACCTTCATTAAAATAATGTCTCCACTGTTCTTCAGACATATTATGTAATCTCCATCTACTACCTGTAGATTTCATCTTACATCCACATACGAATCCTATGCATACTCCAATACATACTCTTATAGTTGATACAATAACCACCATAATTTCTATTAATCCTCCCTATTTTTATTAGCGCAATCATCACAACAATCACAATCACAAGTGCATCCATCTTCACACTCACAAAGACCTTTAAGTTCTTGTGCATGGTCACTACAGAAACATCTGTTTGGATGACATTTCGTACAATCACATGTCATACAATCACATTCTCTTTTCGTTCCGAAAGAAGCTTGGTCACAAGTACATTCTTCACATGTACAATCTGAATCATTAGGCCATAATTTCATCTGCATGTATTCACCTCCTTACTTTATTATACTTAAAAGAAAGGGGTAGCCGAAAAGCTACCCCCATTATAACATAACCGTGCCAAAAATTTATGAACCTTGGGGGCCGTGTCCACAAGTACAATTCTGATTATCCATCCATGTGAAGAACTGTTTAGCTAAAGCATCTTCAACATGTGTCTCACCTAAATGCTGACCAGCTTCATTCACTGTCCAGGGTGGCTTGACATGCATAGGACATCCCCACTCATTAGTCTCTGTTTCATATACAGGAACATACCGTGCAGCCTCAGGTGGAACCTCAGAAGGGAATCCATAATCTCGTAATAGCTGATGGTGTTCTACTTCCCTCCCACCTTCATTATTTAAAGAGGTCATCGAATGGTCACCAACCATAGGGTCTGGTTCCCCTGGTCTTTTATATCTATCCTCTTTAGAAATACCAAATGCTTTATATAAATTAGTGGTGCCTTTTTGTTTCTTAGGACGCGCATGGTCATCAGATTTTTTCATATTCATACGTTCTAATTCCTCTTTATATTTATCAGGATTTCTACGCCAACCAGGAAACTTCAAGTCCATCTCAGTTGGGCCATTCATATTAGTATCCCCTAAGTCCACACTGTAGGATAGCTTCTCTATCCAATTCGCAAAAGACTTTGAAAAATCTATCATACCATCTTCACTAAGTACCATAATTTCTCTGACATTATTCTCATTCTCTAATACAGGAGAATCATCTATCGGTGAAAAGACTGAACACCAGTCACCTGGCATAATCATTCCATTCACTATATCACAATCACTCATACCAGGATTATAATATTTACAAGTACCGCACATAATCCCAGCATTCTTTTCTGGTTCCGAAGCATCCCTATACTGTACTTGTTCTTTACCAAGCTTCCCAGTTTGGGAACCTGTTTGCATATCTAGTTCTTCCTCTTTCTGTATGAGACAGCTACCGTCAATACAAGTTCCACGGGGTTCTATATTCATCCCTTTAAGTATATCAAAATTAGCTCCTTGGTTCACTCCCTTCTCACAGACAGTAACCTCAGCTAATTCCAAATCATCTACTTGCATATAAGGTTGTAATCCTTTCTGCATATTCTGTACTTTAATAGCACTCCCCGCAATAGAATAACTCTTAAGCTTACCTTCATTTATCTGCTCAATAACTCGTTTAGCTATACGAGTATCATCACGGACTTCTGTAATAAAGAACAACCCATTTTCACCAACACCTGATTTAAATATCTGACCTCCTTTAGATATATAAGCAGGCAAGGCCCATCCAACCTGAACGTCTGAATGAAGTACCATAGCATTCCTTGTACGAAAGTTACTCATATACTTTTCAAACGCTTTAGTCAAGGCATTCGTAGTAATCAGATGCCCTTCCCTGTCAATCATTTCAACAGATGCGGGGCCACCTACTACTATAGGGTCATTCTCTATACGAGCAGCAGCCTGCATAAAATCTTCATTATCAGGGAAAGCTCTGGACAAGGTAAGAACTTCAGCCTTAGATGCAATACCCGCTATAAATAATCTTAGGTATTCATCTAAGGCACTAGAAATATCTGTTAGCGTAGTGGTTCCTACCTGTTTTTCTAACAGAGCAAGAACTCCTGAAGACTCTACTAATCTATCTAGTTGAGGCTTCCATGATTGAGGTGTTGGAATTTTCCCAAAAACTGGGAGGGTTACCCCTGGTGTATTCCCCATACTACTCCATGTATAGCTGGTGTACCGGAAGCTGCTACCGCAGATATTCTAGTCCTAAAATCTATAGGCCAGAACGTTTCAAAGACTTCACCCGCTGCAATCTGAAACCCTGTAGTGGCTGAAGCTGTCTGGTCAAAGGCTACATATACTGCAATTGATCCGTGGTCATTCTTTATTCGCAGCCCCCGTATCACTGACATCCCAACCCTACGTTTAGATTCAGAAGCATTGGCGGTTCCTGTCCATTCATAGTTTACGCCTTGTGCGCCATCCACATAAGTAGGAATATTACTGTCTTGTCTAACCTCAACATGAATTTTATCTACATAGAAATTTATATTGTGGTTAGCAACAGAAAGAACTGCTACCCTATAAGTAGCAGCTGGTCGTCCTATCAAATGTTGCGTAGATAATTGCACAAAGCCTGTGGTTAAATTATGTGTAGCACTAGTAGATAATTCTACCCCACTACTATTTTGTATGACAAGTCTAACATCTCCTGATGCAGATGCTCCCCTAACTTCTACACTCGCCACTAAATGAGAACCTTCAGGATGACCTACTAGATTAGGAGTAGTGTAATAAAACCCCTCACCAGCAGCAGCGTTAGCAGGGTTAACTAAAAGGGAGTTTGCTCCAGTAGCAGCTTGAGCACTACTTTGAGAAATAGCTGACCCAGACACAGTAAACTCAGTCAATGCATTTAATTCAATAGATGGATTCCTTACGAAGTTAACGGAAGGCATACCCCTATCTACAGTAAAAACATCTGATGCAGTAGTTGAGAGGGTAGCGGTAATCGGGGCGTATTTTGTGAAAGCATGGACACTTGTTCTGGTACTTGGATCTACCTCCCAAGCTGCCCAATCATCGGCTCGTTCATTTCCCATATTTATTTATCTCCTGAAAGAAACCATTTAAAGAGTACTGTTAATCCTCCCATGACAGCGATGCTGTGTATAAACAACAACCCCACTCCAAGGTAGGCTGATTTCATTCCCGTTAATTTACTTTTCCATTCATATATCTCATCTATATTAGTGTCCAACGTTTCAAGTTTAGAACACAATCGCTCATTTAACTTGGTTTGGCTTTCAATATAACTATCCAGCCTCTCCATGTATACGGCTAATTTAACGTCTAACGCTTCCTGAGTATCGGTAGTAGCCATAGTGTTAGACCCCCGTATTTAAATGGAAGAGGGGATGGGAGTCTCTTAAACTCCCACCCCTCAAAATTATTAGGAGTTCAGGTCAGCTATCTTAGCCTGAACCCACATATTTTTGCAGCGCATCTCACCCATCGTGTACAACAGGCCACGAACTATCAACTGGTTCGCAGCGAAGTAGTCACGGTTCTCAATATATTGAGTAGGTTGAGCTACAGCCATTTCCATATAATCAGTATCCAACACATAAATGTTAGTACCAAGAACGGCATCAGCCGTCGATACAGACTTAGGCACATCTGCATCAGGTAGGATTGGGATACCTAGATAGGTAGCCAGAATCAATCCAGTACGAGTACCAGGGAAGGTACGCTCAGAGCCTACACCTACCTGATATTCTTCCTGACCCATATACCGTTGGTTTGTATTCAACAACCTTTCCAACTTGAAGTACTGATCGTGTCCCATGAGGATGAGCTTTGGCTCACCACCATTTTCCCTAACCTTCTGGATAGCAGTATCAAGAAGAGTGAGAGAGAGTTCACGGCCTGTACCACCGTTATAAGAAACGGAAGCACCAGCATTCCAATCGCCAGCTACACGACCACCGAAGGTAAGGTCGTAAGCTCTTATGCCACCATTGGCAGCAAAGTTGGCGTGGTCAGCAGACAGGTTACCGAAAGATGCTCCATCTTCAGCAACAATGTCATCAATGCTAGTGATACCAGCACGGGCATGAATTGCCATCCCATCGCCATCGGCAGGGGTAGCATTAAATGCAGCCGAAACAGTAACTACACCAGTGGTGGAGTTAACAGCATTAACGGTACGGGTATTAGTATCCCAATCGTCAGCACTGATATCGTAGTGAACAACCGTATCGCCAATCTTAAAGTGTTTAGCGATAGCAGCTGGCACTGTGAATGAGGTAGAAGCACCAGCAGATACTATATAAGCAGCACCCGCAAGCATCTCCTCATTGATTTCCTTCACATGGTCGATTTGAGCATGTTCATTCTCCATCGCCAGGACATCCCCGATACCACCTTCCATCTGCGCCGTGAAGACTGACTTCACGGAAGCACCGAAGGTCGTAGCAACTATACGAGGCAAGCTCGATATAGTCTCAATCTGGGAGACATCCACGGTGGGGAGGTCACCTGTCTCAGATACAGGCAGGGAACGGTTAGTTCCCCTGTCACTCCTGACACGCCAACCAGCCGTGTTACCCCAGACTACTCTGGGGATTGCATTGAAGAACCTGGTCTGGTTGTTCAATGCCTGCCAAACTTTACGACCATAGGTCGTATTGAAAATGCCCGTCGCTGTGTCTACAGTGAAGACACCTTTCTGCAAATAGTCAGGCCCGAAGACCGACTGATACATTCCACGTTGCGACTGAGCTAGATATTCTGCAAGTGATGGATTAGCCATAATTTTTTCTCCTTATTTTAGACTAGTAACTCACGGGGAATCCCGTCTGTATCGCCAGCCTGAATACGGGCTGAAAGTTCCCGCAATTCTTTGTAAGATAGGTTAACCAATTGGTCAACCGTATCTCCCTCAGACTGTGCTTTAACAATGGGAGTCGTACCGTCAGTACCTAGGTCGTATTTAATCTGTTTGGGAGCCTGCAATCCAGTCTCTTCACGGAAACCCATCTTCCGCAAACGGTCTTCAGATTCAGTTTGAACCTGTTTTTGCATACTGCCCTCAACATTTTGTAACTGCAATTGGAGGTCATTCAACTGCTTGGTCAATTCTTCTACCGACTTATATCCATGTCCTTGCTCAACTTCTTCCTCAGCGGGATGTTCCTTTTCATCATCAGTCTCATCTTCCTCATCTTCATCGCCTTCTTTTACTAGTTGCATTGCTTGAATAGTGGCTTGAACATCTTCAATCTTACGGGTGGGGTCTACCTGTTTGGCAGAGTCATCCGCAGCAGTTCCCTGTGCTACCTTTCCACCGGAACGTACTTTAGTCCCATCTACATCCAGACCATTATCGGACTTAAGCATACCAAAAACTTCCGAAGCAATTGATTTAATCAATTCGGCCTTTTCAAGATCAGCAGCTTTCTCTTCCTCATCTTCATCCTCATCTCGTTCTGCCTTAGACAAACGCTCGTCCATCTTACGGAGAACGTCCGCAACAGCAGCGAGGGCCAAATTACTGCCCTCCATCTGTTTCTCAATCCGTCCCAAAATCTCATCAGCCATGTTAGTTCCTCCTTTATTATACGCCAAAAAAATTAATAAAGGTTGGTCTAAGCCACCGCCGACCTTCATTATATAAATGCCTAAGTTATTATACTACAAATATAGAAAAACCCTAATTAAAGTATAGTTTAATCAGAAAGTTCTAAAG